CTAAAGTCATAACTACTATGAGTTCTTTTTGTACTTGCAAATATTTTATTATCTACTACAAAAGTTCTTACATCAAAATCAGTTTTCATATATTCTTGTATTAACATTTCTGCTTCTAGTTTCCACATTGCCTGAACGGTTGCAACAAGACCTTCATAACTTTCAACTTTGATTACACCGACACCTTGTGTACCTGTTAATGTTTTTAATATGACAGGAAACTTACCACCGATTTTATCTAATGCAGTTTTTAAATTCTTTTCGTTTGATACATACGCTGTTCTAGGTGTAGGTATACCAAACTTTTCAAATAATAATGCTGAAGTTAATTTGTTATCACAAGTAAGCATTGCCGCTCTTGTGTTTAACATAAATGCTTGTGAGTTTTGAAAGGCAGATATTAAAGATAAACCACCTTCATCTTGTAACGCACCACCTCTACAAATACAAACGGTATCTTTACCTATGAAAGTGTGTTTAGCACCTTCACCATCATAGTTATACACCGTTAATGTATTTTTATCTTCGTCTTTATCTGTTATGATTGAAGTTTTTGTATTTACTATAATACACTTTATGCCTTTTTTCTTACACGCTTTTGATATAAGATCAGCAGTTGTATTTTCTTTAGGGTCGTCTGAATCTGCTATTGTAATAATAGCAACCGTAATAGGTTTCTTCTTACGTTCTAAATCTTGTTCTACAAAAAATTCTTTAAACTTTGGTATTTGCATTTTCGCTATCTTCGTTTGTGACCTTTTTTCCTATGTTATATTTAGCAGATAAGTTCCATTCTTTTTTCTCTTTGAATGGTAAAACTTTTATCTGACTCAAAGGCGCCTTGTTATTTGCCTCGTCTTTTTTAACTATATCAATTAGGTTCCAGTCTTGTAATAAAATAGCGATTGTGTTTCTTCTTTGTATATCATTTTCAACTAAAGTTGCCTTCTTGCCATCTAAAGCAAAAAGTTCTTTAAAATGTACGATATAGTATTTACCTTGTTTGTGTAATATGTGGCAAGATTGAAATAACGTCTTATCTTTTCTACTTGCAACACCAATTCTTGTAAGGGTTTCTCTAACTTTTAGGAAATCGTCAGGTTGTTTTATGGTGACCTCTAACATACTCTCTGGCGACCATTGTATTTCTTCACTCATTTTCTTCTCCCACCTTTATATAAGGTTTCTTTAATATGTTCAATTTGTTTCTTTGTGAGTATGTTCAAAGCCTCTCTTGCTTTTTCATTACTATAACCAAAATACTCTTTAATATACTCTATGTCTTTCAATTTGGATTGTTTTAACCATTTGCCACCAAACCGTTTTTTTCTTCTAACACTATTTAGTAAAAACTGAAATTGGACCTGATTGTCTAGGAAGTGATAACCGTTCATTTCATTTGCTTGTGGAAGAGTATCCCAAAACATAGATAAACAACGATTAATTATGTACGCTGGATATTTTTTTATCCAGGTTTCATCTGATTTCATCAAGTCTTGTTTAGACTCATTTATCGCTTTTAAGTAATCTTTTAATTCGTATGCCATTATTTATTGCGTCTGTTATGTCTGCCCATATACCAATCACCTGGTTCGTAATTGTATCGTTTACCGTGATGTCCTCTTATGTCAGCATACCACATTCGCAATTTGACTATGCAAGTTCGCCAAAATGTTCTTCGTGCCATTGTATCCTCTTTAATTATGTTATTTAAATTTGCAAGTCGCCATTATTTCAGTCAAACAAGCGACCATATTTATCTCCTGATCGGCGACAAAAGCGGATTTATATTGGTATCCTGCTAATAAAAGTATTGCCTGGGGTACTGATTGAGGTTGTAGATAATCTTTTAAAGACTCATAGATTATTCTAAACAAGTCTGATGGTTGAACATTAAGATTGTTGACTACCCATTTTCTAGTTTCGTTAAAGTCTTTTTTCTTCAAAGACGCAAATAAAGTCTTAATATCTGCCTCTTTTTGATTAAAGAATATACCACTATCAATCTTACCATTTACTGAATATCTTTGTAATTCATTGATAGTTTTTCTGAAATCTGGAAAATGCTTCTCAATTAAAGTTGCTAAGACTTTTTTATCATAAGGTATCTTATTATTATCTAATATAGAACCTAGTCTTTTCATCAACGCCTGACCTGCTTTTAGTCTTTGTCCGTTGACTATCTTAAAATCTATTTGAGTTAATCTGCTTCTTAATGGTTCAATTAACTTGTAAGGATAATTACAAGTCATAATAAATCTACAATTTTCAAAAAATGTTTCAATGAAATTACGCAAAGCAGGTTGAACAGACTCACCGTTCATATAGTCTGCCTCGTCAATTATGACTACTTTGTGTTTAGATTCAGCATTGAAAGATACGGTTGACGCAAAATTCTTAATCTTGTGTCGTAAAGTATCTATATGCCTACCTTCATCGGAACCATTTATGATAATATAATCAGCGTTAAGTTCATCACATAAAGCACGAGCAACGGTAGTCTTACCTGTTCCTGCCGTACCTGATAACAACATATTAGGTATTTCTTTTTTCTTTAGAAATTCTAAAAATGTTTTCTTTTGCTGATCTGGTAGAATACAATCCTGTATTGTTCTAGGTCGGTATTGTTCAACCCATAAAAAATCTGCCATAGTCTAACTCCTTAAAATTCAGAGTCAGGTTCTAATGCGATCCAGTATTGTACAGGTTTGTTCCTGTTAACAAAATGACTTATCTTTTGTTGTGAGATTTCTACATCATAATCGTCACCAATAACTTTTAAGTTTTCTGCTTTAAAGTAAGCATTAAACTTCTTATCAGTTTCTCCTATGATTTCAGAATAGTCATTTGAAGATTTGTTTTTCTTATCAGTAGCAACTAACTTAATGTTTTTACCATCACCTACTACGGCAACATCTGGTAAATTCAATGTAGTAATTGCTCTTTGTAATCTAGCAAAATCATCTTTCTTTAAAGTAAAAGATACATACTGATCTGGCATATTGATTGCTTTTGTTGGTGCAACAATAACTGATTTATCAGCAAAGAAATATTTGATTGCTTGTTTATTATTTGCGGATGCTATAGTTACATTTGATCCACCATTAAATTTTAATGCAGGTTTTTCAAATAACTCAACTGCTCTTAAAAATTCTGGCAAGTCATATATAGCAAACTCACTATCAAACTTCTCCGTCACCTCTGCTTCTGCCAAGATGTTTTTCATTGTAGAGATAGTCTGAATCTTATTTCCAGGTTTAACTAGAATATTCTGGTTAATATCTGAAAAGTTTTTTAACACCGATAAAGTGTCTGTACTTATGTTCATAATATATTCACTCCTTCATAATTTATATAGTGTCAGTATATACTAAAAAGGCGAGGAAGTCAATGCTGCCTCGCCTCTGGTCTCTTAAACTACTTAATTTTAATAGTTCTTGCCTTTTTGTGTTCTGGAATTACTCTCTCCATAGATACACATAAAAGACCATCTTTCAGTTCAGCACCTTTGATTTCTACCTCATCAGCGATTGTGAAAGACTTTGTAAACATACGTTTTGCAATACCTTTATGTAGTATTCCATCCTTATCATCTGTTTTTTCTTCTTCTTCTTTAACAGATTTAATAGTTAGTATGCTGTTTTCAAAAGACACATCTACGTCCTTTTTACCGTACCCTGCAAGTGCTACTTGTATATCATAAGTGTACTTACCTGTCTTAATGATATTGTATGGTGGGTAATTAGGAACATTAATAGAATCATATTGATGATTAAACATTGACTCAAAGTGGTCAAATACATCATCAAATCCTACTGATAATGGTCTTAATTGATTGAAAATTGAAATTGCTTTATTGGTCATTTAAACCTCCTTTGTTAAGCGAGTTTCATTTTGTAGAACCCATTATGGCGTTCTATTATTATTTATATAATCATTATTATATAAATGTCAAGCCACTTTTTTGTTCACGCAGTAAGTGGCAAACCTGCGTTTTGCGACACCGACTAATTCCTTAATCGGGTTTCTGCGTGGGGACTTACGAATAGCCCCAACATTATATATTTATCTATCACCAACGCAAAACTTTCAAACTTAATAACCTCTTAATCGTTCTAATTTTTTCTTTAATTTTTTACAATTTGCTATATTTTCTTTTCTTTTTCTTCTCTTTTTAGCAGACGGTTTTTCGTAATATTGTCTTTGTCTTAACTCTTTTACTATGCCTTCCTTTTGTACTTTACGTTTTAGTACACGCATAGCCTGTTCAACATTTCCTCTTCTAACTTCTATTGTAATGCTCAACTCTTACACCTCCCTTCATTTACCATTGAAATACATTCGCCATCATAATTAATATTAACATACCAGGTATTACTATACTCAACGGCCAGAAATCTAGTAATTCTTTCCAACCCATTTTATCTTGTTTACTTCTTTTTTTCACTTGTTTTTTTATCTCTCTCATTAAATTATTGATAGGTTCACCTTTTGCAAAATTTGGAAACCCTAATTCTTCACACATCATAACTTGATTATAAACTTGGTGTAATGTTTTCTTTTTTAGTTCTAGTGTTACCGTACCTTTTAGAGAGGCGACCGAAGTCGCCTCCTTTGGACTAACACTATGATTGATAGATTTAGATTGACTCAGACTCGTCCTCATCATCTTCCTCACTATCATTGGATTCTATTTGTGATTCAAGTTCTGCCTTTTTCTGTTGATCTATAATTTGATCAGCAGAAGCACCAGCGTCAACTTTAGTATATAACTCCACAAAAGAATTTTTTGTATCATCATCAAATCTATTTGTACACATTTGAATTGCCTTCATCTTATTAGCAAAGATTGAATATGCCTGTGTAATATGTACAAGTCTTCTTGTAGATATAATTTCGTCAACACCACCATCAAAGTAGGTTTTTCTAATTACATCTGCCCAAGTAGTTAACTTGTCAATGAATTTAACATCTGATTTACCATAAGACTTTAAAGTATTATTTAAAATCTTTTTTTCTATAGCAACAGATGGATATTTCTGTTCAAAAGTTACTGGAAATCTTTCAAGGAATGCCTCGTTAAGAACATTAGTACCGATAAACTTACCGTCTTCGGATCCTTGACCTTTAGTATTTGCAGTAGCAATTACATTGAAACCAGATTTAGGTGTTACCCATTTGTTAATCTTCTTAACAAAGATACCTGAACCTTCAAGGACAGGTTGTAAACACATTATCTTATTACTTGCAAGGTCAATCTCGTCAAGTAAAAGAACAGCACCTCTCTCCATTGCCTCAATGATCGGACCATTAGACCAGACCGTTTGTCCGTCTTTAAGTCTGAAACCACCAAGCAAATCGTCCTCGTCTGTTTCAATTGTTATATTAACTCTAATTAATTCTCTTTTCAAATCAGCACACGCCTGAGTCACGGCAAGAGTTTTACCGTTACCAGAAAGACCTGTTATAAACACAGGATAAAATCTATTAGATTTAATAATTGATTTTACGTCTGGATAGTTACCAAAACTTACAAAGTTTTTATCCTTATTAGGAACAACATTGTCCGTTAGAGTAGAAACGATATAAGCCGCCTCTTTTTCAGTTGTAGGTTTTACAACTTTCTCCATAGTATTTGGTTTTTCCACATCTGTATCTGAACCAGATGGCATTTTGAATAGACCTTTTTTTACTTTAAGGTCTTTATTAGACACTAACCATTGTGGAAAAGAAACTTTGTGTTTCTTCTCAACTTTCACAAGTTGTGCCCTAGTGATTTCTTTAATATCACCAAACTCTTTATAGCATAGTTCTATAAAGTTTCTTTGTTTTTCATTTAACAACATTATATTAGTCCTTTCTCAATTGTTGATATATATAGGCTATCATAGATCGACTCAAAAGTCAAGCAGTAATAACCCTTGTTTTTATTGATGTTTTTGTCCATATTATGCAACCTTCTCAATAAATTTGTTTAAAAGCACTCTGGAAGTGATTCTTCCTTTCATACTTTTACTGAATAAAGATTTAATCTTACCAGTTTTCATAGTATCATTAATGCCATCTAAATCAGTATTCTCAACTTTCATATCTTTAGCATTAACGATATAATAATCATCATAACCTTTTTGAGGTACGGTACATACCTTCTCTTTATTAAATTTACTTCTATTCTTTTGGTAGATTTCTTCTCTTTTAGAATAATCTCTTATATGTTGAGGTCTGAAATACATATCAGTTTCCCACCTTCTTATTCTTTTAACTAGATAGAAACCGATAGTTGTAATATTGTGGTAATCTCTTAACATATTTAATAGAGTACCTGTAATACCAGTTGATCTATAACCATAAAATTCATCTTTAACGGAATGATATTTCTTTTTATATATCATAACATCTGTACTACCTTGATTTTCTGGATGTGTACCTATAAGTTGTTTTGATTCTGAATCATATTGCATTGTTTCTGAACAACCATAGTTACCACCACCATCAGTTAAAGTAATTAAATTCATTTTTTCAATTTTATATTTGT